ACATTGGTTTGCAAATAGCTGACCAGTTGCAGCAAGAAGCACGCAAATTGTTAACTGACGCTATTGTCGATGAAGATGTGTTTTTGCAAGAAATAGCTGAATCTATGCTTTCCAGGGCAGACGGCATGAAAGAAGAAGTTGAACGAGTTATTAATTTAGCTACTGCTCGTAAGAACGCTGACGGTGAAAGTTCACTTGTGAAAGGCGAAGATGGCAAGCCTGTAACTATTAATACTGATTTGATAGTTGATAATATGCAGAAGGCTGACACGTTAATGCAGCAAGCTGGGTTTGGTAATTTAGATGTTGAAGGCGCTGTTGTCAGAAACGCTTATGGTGATGATTCTAAACACCGGGAAATGATTAGTTCTGAAGTTTCTTCGACTGGTTCTGTTATGTCAATGTTGAGAAGTAGGCGTGAGTTTTGGGAAAGGGAATTTAAAAAAGGCACAGCAGATATTGAAACGTTAGTGTTGTTTAAGGAAGGTTTGCAACCTTCTGACGGAGCGTATGTGCGTGGTTGGAACTCTTTAATGAATCGATACGTTGCTATCGGTACTCGATTTAATACAGATTTCCACCGCATTGTTTGGGAAAACGTACCTGCTAGATTACGCATAGAAAAGTTAGCTGAAAGTCTTAGAAATAACCCTCAGCTTCGTGAACGTTTAAACGTAGCTGAAGGTGATTTGTTTGATGAAATTGAATACCAGGATTACACAATGGCGGCTACTGCGATTGTTGCAGAGTTCGATAATGTGTTGCCGTTTATTGAAGGAGCTGAAGGTTTAAAGAAGTTGCGTGATAAAGTGCGTAGCCGTGAAGAAGTTACTTGGGATGAAGTTCAAAAGTATTTAGAAAGCGACGCTGCTAAATCTGAATTGTTATTGGCAGATAAAATTCCGACTGAGCCATTAGCTCGCAAATTTGTTGATTACCCTGAAGATCCTGGTGAGTTGGCTGCTTTCTTAAATGAAATTGGCGCTAAATCTTTATCAGAAATTGATAATAACCCTAAAAAGTTTTTAACAGAAGAACAATACAATAATTACCGTAGAGGAATGAGACAGTATAAAGCTGAATTAAAAGACCTTGAACTTGAAGGTTTAGTTGGCAATATTAGATCAAGAGGGTTTGTTGATTTTGCTGTAGCTAATTCACCTAACCAACGCACAATAGCAACTAGTAGAGTTCAAGGCGTATCTCAAGCAGTTGGCGATCACATAGAAGGAATGTTCAAAACGTTAGGAACAATCCCAGCAGATGAACTATCTCGTAATCCGTACTTTAGAACTAAATACCAACGCGAAGTAGCTCGACTAGTTTCCTACCATGTGCAAGCTGACGGAACTATTAAATTGTCGCAAGGCACGTTACGAGGAATAGAACAACAAGCTAGAGAACGAGCGTTGCTCGAAACTAAAGACTTGCTGTATGACTTAGCAGAAGAAACCAAGTTTGCTGAAATGACAAGAAACATATTCCCATTCTTTAACGCTTGGCAAGAAGTGTTAGGTCGATGGGGCAGATTGTCAATAGAAAACCCTGCGTTTGTTGGCAAGGCTTGGCGTTTGTATAGTTCGCCGTGGAACGCTGAAACGTTTGGCATAACAGAAATAGAAGATGAAAACGGCAACAAATACTTGACGTTCCAACTACCTAGCTATGTTGAAAATATACCTAAAGTTCTACGACCCGGTGTGCTAGGAGACTTAACAGAAACTCAAACTATTCGATTCAGTAAAGAAGGTTTGATGTCAATGGTCCAAAGCGGTATGCCTGGTTTCGGTCCTTTGTTAACAATACCTATTCGCGAAGCAATCCTTGATGACCCATCGTTAGAAGATTCATTAAGTTTCATGTTTCCTTTAGGTCACCCAGAAGGTCCATTTACTCAACGTATGATTACTGGTTTCCTACCAGCGTACCAACAAAACATACAGAATTTGCTTATGGACACGCCTACGAAAGAACGTGTTGTGCAGTCAATGGCTTTGCAAATTTATACAGAACGAGAAGAAGCTGGCATACCAATTGATTTATCTAACGAATTGGAAGTTAACCAATGGATTCGAGAAGCTAACGACAGGGCAAGAGATTTCTTTACATTCCGTATAGCCACTGGTTTGTTCTCACCTACGTCAACGACAGCAGTATCTCCGTACAGTGATTTAATGAAAATTGCTAGAGATTACCGTTTAGAACTTGGCATCCAAGAAGGCGACGCTAAGTTCTTAGCTGAACATGGCGAAGAATTGTTTGCTTTGACTGCTCGAATGACCAGGTTAAATGATGGTGTTGCTTCTTCTGCTACTTCTGAGAAAGCTAGAGAAGAAGTTGTTGAACTTGTGCAAGCGTTTCCTGAAATTGGTGCGTTCTTAACGTTTAGTTTAGGTGGCTCTGATGAAGCATATAAATTTAGTCAAGCTGTGTATAGAAAGCAGCAACAAGAAAACGTTAGTGAGTCAGATCCTAGAAAGCGTCGTGAACGCAAAACTCCTTTGGAAACGTTGCAAGATGTCGAAGTCGAGTTAGGTTGGAAAAAGTTTGATGCTGTTATGAATAAAGTCAGAATAGAACAAGATAAGAGATTGCAAGTTGGTGCGCCTACAAGTTTGAATCATAGTTCTTTAATTTGGTTACGCGATTGGAAGAACGCTGAGATAGCGAAGATTAAAGCAGAGCATCCTGCTTGGGGTTCAGCGTTTGAAGGCGCAAGTATTGAGAAAAACATTGTTCGTTACATTGATGGCTTTATCGAAGCTATGCGTAATGAGCATATACAAGCCAGACCTTCGTTTGTGCATTTAGTTAGGTATTTCACATTGCGTGGCAAAGTTGAAGGTGAGCTAATCCGTAGAGCTAATGAGGAAGATGGCAGTTTGCTTCTTTCGGCGAATAGCAATAATGATCTATTATTGTATTGGGAAACCGAAAAAGAGATGTTAGGTAACATGCCAGAATTTTCAAGAATATACGACAGGTACTTTGCTAGGGACATGGTTCCACCGGAAAGTTTTGTCAGTGTGTTAGAACGAGATGAATTGATGGTGGCGTAATGGGTACTGGAGCAGGCGCATTTAGTGATATTGATGACAGCTTTCTAGCTGCGGTAGCTGGGAACAACGCTGCTGCACCACCACCTGAAGATGTTTTGTATTCTAAAGAAACAGAATTTGATACTTATTATCAGTCTGGTGGCATGGGTGGTACTGCCCCTAGTGTCCGAGCTACGGAAACAAAAACTGAATATGTGACGTTGGAAGATGTGTTCGATGTGATTCAAACGTTGGGTGAATCAGATCGGAAACTTCTTGCTATGGAAATGTTTGTTTCTGTTCCGTCAGCGTACAGGGATTATGAGGAAATATTTAACGATGATGGTTCGTTGAATGATGTTTCGTTTGCTTACGCTATTAATCGAACTGTTGGGTTTGCTGGAACGTATGCTGCGATAAACGATCCGTTCTTTGTTGACATATTGACCAGGGAAAGTTTGCAAGAGTTCACGGCTGAAGAAATCAAATCTATGTTTGATGCAAAAGTAGCGAAGATCCAGGAGGAACAGAAAGGCGCTCCTAGGGTTATTCGTTATGTTGATCCTGCTGCTTTGACTGGCATGTTGGAGCAGTCGTATTCTGTGGCGATTGGTCGTAAGCCGAGAACTGAGGAAGTTCAGGCTTTTATTAAGTATTTTCATGGTTTGCAAGCGTCGAATCCTGATATGCAGTTGAGTCCGCAGGCGCAGGCTACGCAGTTTGCTTCTCAGCAGTCTCCTAATGAGGCTAAGGCTATGGAATATGTTAATGCTCATGGGTTAATTTTGGGTGCTTTGGGAATGGGGACTAGGTAATGGCTAAAGACGAACGCAATATTTTTGAAGATTCTCAAGGTAGAAAATTTTATGATTTTAATGGCAGACGAATACCTGTTAATTCTGATGCGGGCAAAAGATACGACGATCTTTACAAAGATCTTGTAAATGATATTGAAGCTGAAAAACAAAAATTAGAAGGCATTAATCTTATTCGAGATTTGCTTTCAGGAGCAATTGATCCAATCGGATATGTAATTAAATCAGGATCAGATTTTTATAGAGATGCTCTTAGGTTAGAAGATGAACCTTTTAAAAGAAGCGCTTTTTTAACTGGTATAAAATACGGAATTGACTTAAACGTTGATGATTTGTTGGATTACAACAGGGAAATGCGTGACGTTGACAATCCGTTATTTCCAGCTATACAACAAATAGAAGATGAAGCTAAACAAGAAGTATCAGAGTTAGAGTCTTTACAAATTGATTTTAATAACAGTGATGAAAATACTTTTAATCTTGTAAATCAAATTGAACCTGGTTCTACTGTAAAAGAAATGGTTACTAAATCTGGTGTGCCAATAGTGCAAGAAGATGGACCAGTTGTTAATCCGTCTGGTATGCAAACGGCTCCACCTGCTTCGGCTCCAGACACAAGCCCTGTTATTCAAAGAGGCGGTGGTTCTAGTCGAATGGCAACTGTCGGTATTGACCAGGGTGGTGCAGCGATTATTGAAGAAGAACTTGCTAAAGGTGATGATGCTTTTGCTGGCTTTGCAGGTTTTTTAGGGCAATCTGTTCCAGGCACAAGACCTAAGCAAGTTTCAACAGAAGAACCGAAACAAGACCCACCTAGAGGGACTGGTCCTGGTTCTAGCTTAATGCAACAACGAGCTGCCGATAGAAGCGAAATACAAACACTACTAGCAGAACAATTCGGAGGGTCAGCGTTTTTCTTTGAAGCAAACCAAGACGGTTTACGAATAGGCTTAACCGCTGACGGAGCGCCAGTAGCAGTAGACGACCCAGAAGCAGTATCAGAAATATCCATAATGGACTACATCGTTAACAACGGCATAACCGACCAATCTAGGGTGTTAACAATATTGCAAAAAACAGAATGGTGGCAAGGCACAGACAACGCCATGCGAGCATTCGACGTAACCTGGGCGCAACTAAGCGAACCAGGAAAAACAGAATACCTTGAACCAGTCATGGATGTGCTAGACCAAGAAGCACAATTCCTGGGATTTGAGTTAAGCGATGACCGCAAATATATACTTGCTAAAGACATAGCACGCATGGGCGAATCGCAAGACAGCGACTACATACGAACAAAGCTACTTGACGAACTTGAATACAGTTCAATGTCGAATGACATATCAGGCTTTGGAGCTGCCAGGGATGCGTTGCAAAGACTTGCATACAAGTATTTCACACCGTTATCTGATGAAGCTGCTAACGATTGGGCAGAGTTAATTTACACTGGTGAAGCTACAGAAATAGAATACGAACAATTTTTGAAAGCATCAGCCGTGTCTCATTTTCCTACGCTTGACAAAGTAATTAACGAAATGGGAATAACACCTGACCAATATTTCCAGCCGTATAAACAAAAAATTGAAAGCATGTTGGGCAGGCAAGTCGATATGCTTGACGAGTTCTCTGACGTTATTGAGTACATTCCGGCTGGCAGTTCAACTTCTCGACCTATGACTCTTTCTGAAGTTAGCAAGTTTGTTCGTGCGCTTCCTGAGTGGCAACAAACTGATGCTGCTAAAGACCAGGCTAAGGCGTTGTCGTATGCTATTGGTAGAACGTTCGGGGAGGTAGCGTAATGGCTGTAGAGAACACAGTAGTTACTGATGAAGCTGTGACAGCAGCTCAAACAGAGCAAGATAATCGTTCTTCGATTCAGATAATAACTGATAAGTTAGCTGAGTATGGTTTAGAGTCGTTAGGTCCGAAAGCGTTTCAAATGTTGTTAGATGGCACGCCTGCTGATTCTGTATTGTTTGATTTGCGCGAAACGGAAGAATACAAAGAACGTTTTAAAGGCATAGCGATGCGTAGCGCAAACGGTTACACGCCTATGAGCGAATTTGATTACATTAAATATGAACGAAGGGTGCAACAATTATTTTTAGAAGCTGGTATACCTAGCTCGTTTATGGAAAGTGACGACATAGCAGAATTTATAGGCAACGATGTTTCTCCTAACGAATTAGGCAACCGTGTTGCTATGGCAGCATCAGCAGTAGCTAACGTAAACCCTGAATTAAAGAACCAGCTTCGAGAATTGTACGGTGTTGGCGTAGCTGACGAAGGTGAACTAATCGGATATTTCTTAGACCCTGAAAGAGCTGTTAGCGCTATTGAACAACGGTTACAATTAGAATCTGCTGGTTTGTCAGCAGCAAGTGTCCAGGCTACAGGTCAAGGGCTTAACGCTAACGTCGCTCGACAGTTAGCAGGACAGAACGTGCAACAACGAGAAGTGACAGCTAGGTTAGCTCCGCAAGCTGGGCTGACACAGGCAACGTTTGGTGACCAGGGTGTAGCTAGCTCTGAATTAGCAGCAGCAGAGTTCGGATTAGACTCTGAATCTACTGCTCAAATACGCAGGTTACGGCAACGTAGGCAAGCAGCAGCAACGCAAAGAGTTGGTGGTTTGATGACCAACATGGGAGCGTCTGCTCTAGGATCAGCACAAAATCAATAGCCTATAGACGAAAACCTTAAATTTGCCTATATTTAGTTATGTGATCTGCCCCATTACGAGGGTGAGCCGTTCACACTAAATTAAACTCCGTTGGCATTCCACCGTTGTCAGCGTGTATGAGAAGGTGAGTGACATAATGGAAAATGAGTCTACTGAAACAGAAGAAGTTTCTAGTACCGAATCCAAACCTAATTGGCGTAGAGAACTCGAAGCGAAAGCTAAGAGAGCTGATGAGCTTGAAGCCCAGGTTCAACAGATGCAACGCAAAGAAGTGTTCCGTGATGCAGGCTTAGACCCATCTAATAAGATGACTGAGTATTTCATGAAAGGCTACGAAGGCGAGCTATCTGTCGAAGCGATAAAGGCTGAAGCGCAAAGCGCAGGTTTATCAAATGTGGTAAGCCAGGCGAATACGTCGATGGTAGAGCAACAGGCGCAGTTTGCACAGCAAGTTGAAGCGGAGCGTAGAATCGCTGAGGCTGGTGATGATGCTGGTCCTGTGGCAGATCCTCAATTTGAGAGTTTAATTAGACAAACTACAAACGCTGATGAATTACGGCAGTTGTGGGAAGCTAACGGCGGTACTTGGAACGCAATGACGTAAGGTAGGCTCCAAAATTTAATTGGAGAATAGCCTAATGGCAATAACACAAATGAGTTCGCTGAACAGTGCAGGGACCGCTGCATTTGAACAGCTCGCTTACTTTGCGTTGCGATCACAACCTCTTTTCGAGATGGTTTGCGATGTGAAAACCACAAACCAATCGCACGCTGGAGCAAGCGTTAAGTTCACAACGTACAGCGATTTATCACAAGCTACTTCAGCAATTTCCGAAACTTCTGACCTCACACCAGTTACACTGAGTGATTCACAGATTACGGTAACTCTTGCTGAATATGGTAATACAGTACAAACCACCGCTAAAGCTCGTGGAACCAGCTTCTTGAACATAGATGCTGATGCTGCGAATATTATCGGTTACAACATGGGTGACAGCCTTGATAAGATTGTTCACGATGTAATTACTGAAGGAAGTAACGTTCTGTATGGTGGCGATGCTACAGCTACAGGAGAACTAGCAGCAGGTGACATTATCACCGCTGATCTTCTACGACAAGCTGTTGCTAACCTTCGAGCTGCTTCTGCACCTGCATTTAGTGGCAACGTTTACGTTGGATTTATCCACCCTGACGTTTCCTACGATCTGCGGAAAGCTACAGCCGTAACTGACATTATTCAACATCAAATCCGTCAAGATTCTGGCGCTGTCCGCAATGGTAGCATCGGTACATTCGGTGGAATTGACTTCATTGAAACACCAAGAATCACGCTAA